ACCACGAACCCACGTATGGAGCTGGCCTTTCGTGAGCCTTCGAAGCGTATCACGAAGAACAACAAGACGTCACAACGCGGAGACGCCCTGAACACCGTCATTAACTGGAAGAACACCACGAATAACGCATACGACGGTGAGAAGCTACATATGCTGTATTTGGACGAGGCTGGCAAATGGGAGAAGCCCACCGATATCCGCGAAGCTTGGCGTATAGAGCGTACATGTCTTATCGTGGGTAAGCGAGTAGTGGGTAAGGCCCTAGTTGGCAGCACGGTGAACCCCATGGGCAAAGGTGGAGATGAATACAAAGGGCTCTGGCTGGACTCAGACCCCAACGAACGCAACAACAATGGCAGAACCAGGTCAGGACTTTACAGAATATTTATTCCAGCCTACGAAGCCCTGGAGGGTTTCTTCGACAAGTATGGGAACCCCGTGATTGAAGACCCAGGCGAGGAGCTCATGGGGGTTGACGGAGAGATGGTGGACCAGGGGAGCCGAAAGTACTTGAAGAACGAGCGCCACTCCTTTAAGGACGACCCTTCGGAGCTGAACGAGATTATCAGGCAGTTCCCGTTTACCGAAGACGAAGCCTTTAGAGACAGTATCGAGGGGAGCCTCTTTAACATCGGTAAGATATACCAGCAGATAGAGCATAACGATGATTTGTACCCAAATCCAGTGGTGCAAGGCAACTTTGTTTGGAGGAAGAAGGACGAAGAAGTGGTCTTTTCGCCAGACCCCAACGGTAGATTTAGGGTGGCTTGGCTCCCACCAGACCATTTGAGGAATATTCAGAGGGACGAGAGAGGTAAAAGGGTGGCTCCAAACGCTCACATAGGCTGCGGAGGGGTTGACTCCTACGATTTGGACGCGACGGTAGACGGCAGGGGATCTAAAGGGGCGCTACATATGTACAATAAGTTCAATATGGACGTACCAGGCAACATGTTTGTAGTGGAGTACGCATCTAGACCAGATCTCGCGAGTATATTCTACGAAGACGTACTTATGTGCGCCTTTTTTTACGGATATCCATTACTTATAGAGAACAACAAGTATGGGATTGCAAGATACTTTGAATCAAGGGGTTACGACGGTTACTTGATGGACCGTCCAGACTTTCTTAAAAACCCCAACTCTTCATCAAACGTAAGGACCAAGGGTATACCCTCTAACTCTCAGGATGTTATTCAGTCTCACGCTCAAGCCATTGAATCTTATATACACGATCACGTTGGGTTGAATATAGAAAGCGGAGAAATGGGGAAGATGATGTTCAACAGAACCCTAGAGGACTGGATTGGATACAAGATAGACAAAAGGACTAAGTTTGACTTGACGATTAGCTCTGGATTGGCTTTGCTTGCGGCGCAAAAAAAGAGAAAAGAAAAGGTCCGCTCTGACTTCAAAGACAAGCAGTTTTTCCGCACATTTAAGCCAAAAGCCTGGCACTCTTAGATTTACTATATTTGCAAGAGTAATCTCGCAATTTTACAGTAAATGCATAACGAAAGGGGTAAAACTACTTCTGGCTTTCCTGACCCGCTATCTTCTTCGGAGGAGAAACAAAGCAAGGAGTATGGCCTGAAGTATGCGAAGGCAGTATATAATCAATGGGGGAAGCTGGATCAGGAGAACTCTGTGTACAGCAAGCGCATGAAGACCTTCAAGAGGAATCGTCAGTACGCTAACGGAACTCAGGACACTCAGATTTATCGTCAACTTCTCAATACGCTCGACCCGAACAACGGGGATGGGAGCATGCTTAACTTGGATTTTACTCCAGTTCCCATTTTACCCAAGTTTGTGAGAATCGTAGTAAATAAGATTCTCTCTCTGAACCCATATCCAAACCTGGAGGCTATCGATCCTCTCTCTTCTTCCGAAAAAGACAAAGAAAGAAGAAAGCTGGAGATGATGATCGAAGCTAAAGAGCAACTCGCCAAGATCCAGGAAAAAACTGGAGTGAGCGTAGGCATGAAGGCCCAAGACATCCCAGAGACGCTGGAGGAAGCGGAGATTTTTATTGGTAACAACATCAAGTCGTCTTCCGAGATCGCAGCTCAGATTGCTACCGACCTTACTCTCGACTGGAACGACTTTACGGACACTACGTACCGCCGATGCGTCAACGACCTCGCGGTCTTAGGGATGGCCGTAGTGAAGAGAACGAACGACCCTAGCTACGGCATTAAGACCGACTACGTGGATCCTGCTTGTTTCATTCACAGCTATACAGAGGATCCTAATTTCGGAGATCTGGTATACGCTGGGGAGATCAAGAAGATGCCTATTCACGAGCTCAAGCGCATCGTTGGAGATCAAATCGATGAAGAAGGATTCAAGAAGATAGCCAAGCAAGCCCAAAAGAAGTACGGGTATGACATGGCTAAGTTCAATCAGACTTCATACGATACCTATACCAATAACACCAGCTACGGCTATGATGAGTTTATGGTAGAGGTCCTCGACTTTGAATTCATGTCTGTTGATTGTGAGTACTTCGAATCTAAGGAAAGTAGATTTGGAAACATAGGCTTTTACGCTAAAGGCGAGAACTATAAGGCACCAACCAACTCTGTATTCAACAGGGATATGGTAAAGCTTGAAAATGCCAATGTGTATGGCGGGATGTTGGTGGTGGGCACTGATTTCTTGTTCAACTATGGCAAGAAGCACAACATGCCTAGAAACGTACACGACATCTCTCGTACCAACCTTTCTTACTCTGTTTGCTCTACCAACATGCTGGACATGATGCCTAAGTCCATGGTGGATAGCTGCATCGGTTTTGCTGATCAGCTTCAGCTGACTCACCTTAAGATCCAGCAGGCAGTGGCTAAGGCTAAGCCTGATGGTATCATTATCGATATCGAGGGCTTGGAGAACGTTCAGTTAGGAAAGGGCGGTGAGTTGCAGCCGCTGGAGCTCCATGATATCTACGAGCAGACGGGAGTCTTCTACTACAGAAGCAAAAACCCAGAAGGTGGATTCCAGAACCCACCAATCAGAGAGATTGGCAACAGCATTCGAAACATCAACGAGCTTATCGGTTTGTACAACCACTACCTCCGCATGATCCGTGACGCTACGGGAATCAACGAGGTTATGGATGCTTCTACGCCTAAGTCGGACGCCCTGGTGGGTGTAAGACAGCAGGCTTTGGCTGCGGCAAACAACGCCATCTATGATATCACCAACTCTTCTATGGTTCTCTACAAGAAGGTTTGCAGCGATGTAGTTAAGTGCTTACAGATCATTCACCCCGATTCTGTTTTGTACAGGATTTATGAGAACGCAGTAGGCAAGGAAAACATGAAGGTGTTGAGCTCGTTTGCCAGCCTGTCGATGTACAACTTCGGTGTTCGCGTAGTGAAGGAGATGGAAGAGGCTGAGCGTCAGTACCTTGAGCAGAATATTCAGATTGCATTATCGCAAAAGGAGATTGACCTGGAGGACGCTATCGCCGTTCGTCAGCTTAAGGATATCAACCAGGCCGAGCGACTGCTGGTGGTAAGAAGAAAAAAGCGCATTGCCACGAATCAGCAGATCGCTATGCAGAACTCACAGCAGCAAGCACAGATTCAGCAGGCGTCAGCTCAGGCTACCTCTCAAGCTAGGCAGCAAGAGATGCAGATGGAGGCGCAACTGAAGGCTCAAGAGATGCAGCTCAAGAATCAGCTGGAGGCGCAGCTCGAAAGCGTGAAGCACGAGTTCAGAAAAGAAATCGAAATGATTAAGGCTCAGGCCACTCTCGGATTCAAAGAAGATGACAAAAACTTCAAGGAGAAGCTCGAAGTATTAAAAGAAGACAGAAAGGACGAGAGGGTTTCCAAGCAGGCTCAGGAGCAAAGCAAGCTCATTTTTCAACGACAAAATCAGACTCAAATTGAGCAATAATGGCGAATAAGCTAAACTTAGACAGGTCCCAGAGATTGGACATAACGTGTAAGAGAAACGACACGTTCAAGATGAACCTTGAGCTCAAGGATGATGAAGGCGTAGCCATTGACCTTAACGCAACGGCTGGATCTGCAAGCTCAACTAACCCTTTGTATGCTTTTAAGATGCAGGTTAGAAATATGGATACCGATGATGATAATACCGCTTATTCGACGGATCCTGAAAATCTTGATGGATACCGAATAGAGCTTTTTGCCACTATTGTAAATTCTTCTGGCGCCGACACTAGGGATGGCACGACCGCCCCAACTCTTGAAACTAACTTAGCCGAGTTCAAAATCGATCATGGGGATATGACCTTGGACTCTGGTGTTTACGTGTATGATATTCAAAGGCACTTGATTGAGACTGACCCCGATTACAGTGGCGGCGCAGCAGATGCAATCAACGGCGCTACCCCAGCCGAAGTAGAAACAATTCTCTACGGAATATTTACAGTTAACGAGGATGTGACCCTCATCTAATATATCGGTCTATGGCTAGAACTAAGGTTAGTGTATCTTCGGCTAATTCAAAGCGTACAGCCGTAACTATAAACAGAGGTCGCCAGGGGCTCAAAGGAGAGACTGGCAATACTGGTCCACAAGGTTCCCAGGGCCCGCAAGGAGTTCAAGGGCCTCAGGGCCCCCAGGGGGATGCCGCCACTATCGCTATAGGCAGGGTAAGTACCGCAACCCCTGGTAGCAGCGCTACAGTAACTAATAGCGGCACATCCAAAGAAGCTGAGTTTGATTTTGAGATACCTCAGGGGGCTACAGGGGCTACAGGACCGCAAGGGGCTACAGGACCGCAAGGTCAAAAGGGGGATACTGGGGATACAGGGGCTACAGGACCGCAAGGTTCCACTGGGCCGCAAGGACCAACTGGTGATACAGGGCCGCAAGGAGCTACTGGTGATACAGGAGCGACAGGTCCGCAGGGACCTCAGGGTATCCAAGGCATCCAGGGTCCAGCTGGAGATATATCAACGTCCACTACAGACGACCTAACAGAAGGTTCGTCAAATCTGTACTACACAGACTCTAGAGTAGAGAACCATTCAGCTGCGCCAAGGCTGACGCTCGAATAGCAGCGGCCAGCATAGACGACTTGTCTGATGTGGACACTAGTACTGCCACCCCTACTGACGGTCAAGCTTTGGTATGGAACAACACGAATAGTGAGTGCAGAGCCATCTCAAATAATTGGAACTCAGCCTAACGCTAGGGTTAATAACAGTAGAAAGATACCCTTTCCTCAAAATATTGACCAGTTATCTGATATACACTTTAAGCCTGATGGAACCGTCCTATACCTAACGTGCAACGGTAGGGACAGGATCTTCTCTCTAAACCTTCCAACGGCCTGGGATTTAAGCTCTGTAGATTCGTCTATAGACTCTTCAGAGATGAGCAGTATCTACCCAGCTGGTACCGCGTCTGTTGGGGGAAGGGGAAGGGAGAGTAACCTTTATGGTCTTTATGTTGCGGATGACCCTAACGACGACTCTTACGGAAAGAAGTTCTTCATAACGGGAACCAGCCAGGATGAAATTCAGGAGTACACAGCCACAACTGCCTGGGATTTATCTACCGTAAACACGACAGCTACAGCTGTGCTAGATGTAAGAAGCGAGAACGATCAGCCTTTTGGTTTTACGTTTAAGCCTGACGGGTCTCAGCTATTTGTTGGGAGGACAAATGACGGCTCTGTAGACATCGTTGTTTACAATCTCTCCACCAACTGGGACATCACAACAGCTTCATATCAGTCTTCCCTTAGTACGGACCTGACGGTTACTCAAGGCTCCAATTCTGAAACGCAATACAGGGCTTTTTCGTTTAATGGAGATGGAACCGTCTTATACTTAAATGGTGACTCTAGGGATTACGTATACCAGTTTAACCTTACTACCGCTTATGATGTAACTACGGCATCTCAGTATGACGAGCTTCTTTTAAACAGTGGCTTTATTGAAAACGCATACCCTTACGGTAGCTATATTGGTGACGCTGCATTTGCCAATCCTTGGGGTCTTTATGTGTCTGACGATTATGTTTTCTTCGCTTTTTATAGCGCTGATCAGGTAATTAGGGTTGCGAAAAGGTCTGTAAGTTACAATTTAGATGCTGGTACGTTTGATACTGAGGTTATGTTTGGTAAGAACGCCCAGTTCCAGGGCGGATTGAAAGTTACTGGGGGAACCTTTCAGTCAGTGTCCACTAGACTGAACGGTAACACCTATGTTAATGGTCAGATAAACGTAGGTACAATCAATGGAAGCGGACTCTATCAAAACACCAACCAATTCCACGTTGGCGCCCCATACATAAGGTTTAGCGGTAACGGCCAAGCCAATCAAGGTGTTAATGAATACGGTCTTTACTTGAGACCAACAGATGGGTATAGAGACGCCCTTTATAATATCTACTTCCCAAACAGAGACGGCAATGTGTTGCTAGACACAACGCCTAAATTATACTATAATAGGTTTGATTCTGATGCGGAATCAAAGGTTACTGACGCTACAGAAGATATTGAGTTTTATTATACGGCTAGGACTGACGGGCAGGGAGAGTTTCAAAAGCAGATTGGAGCACTTCCAGCTTCAGGCCAGACCTTGACCAGAACTAGCTACTACTCTGATAAGGCTTTTGCTGATCCAGATACGGCTGCTGACTGGACCACTGGCACCGCGTATACATCCACTTCGTTGGACTCGTCTATATCTCAATCTAAAGATGCCCTGCTCAACGTGCAGTCTACTGGTACACCTCCACTTTCAGCTAAGATTGTGATTTCTAACTATCTTGGTTCTTCAGGTTTTTTGAGTGCAGACGTAGATGGGTTTGACGGCACATCAGTAGTGTATAGCCTTCGCAGAGTAAATCACCTTTACGGAGGCGCTGCAATAAGAGTTGTTAATGACAGCGATGTGGAAGCTGATATAGGATTTGACTCCAATCACGAGCTAGACACTACAGCCCTTTTGAGCCACTGCGGAAGCGGCGACGGATATCTCGTGAAGTGGTATGATCAAGCTAAAGGAGGATCTACTGGTGATGGCAATGACGCAACTTGGGAGAGTAGCACTTCGTACTCAAGCAGAAAGCCTCAGATCGTGTCTGCTGGTTCTGTTATTACAGACAACGGTAAGCCTTGCTTAGAGACCATTGATGCTGGTATGGTGATGGACGAGCAGTTCAGCGCCTCTAATGAGTATGATTTGTTCTTCGTTGCTCAAAAAACCCTAAACAACAATAACCACGGTATGATTTGGGGTACTCAAACTGGAAATGATTGTAGGGTATGGCTTACAGACTACAGGATGAACTTAGAAGTTAACAACGGAGAGAATAATAATGACGGATACGGAGACGATGGGGCTAACACTAGGTGGTATGAAATGGGGCAGTTTATCCTGAACGTAAGGAGAGACTCTTCTGACGTGAATACCGCTCAAAGGAATGATGTGGTGGGTGACCATAACTACACGAGAAATGGAGCCATGAAGACGGATAGAATTCTCAATGCTTGGAACAACATCCAGTATTCTTTTGCTGGTAACGTACAAGAGATCATCATGCTTGACGGTGACAAGTCTTCTGAGCGTTCTTCGATTCTTTCTAACTTGAACACGTATTACAG